GGTAAAAGATATGCTGCTAAAAAACTAAAAGAATTAGGAGTTTTAGAACTGGCATCTATGGTAATCAATGAAGATTTTGCAATTATAGATGATAGACTTGCGTATGCAACACAAGAGAAAGCAGAAGAAATGGCTAAGAATATTGGTTGTGAAGGTTTTCATACACACGACTTTGAAGATAAAACTTGGTATATGCCTTGTAAACAACACAAACTTAAAAAACCTTGTACTGCTGGATATGAGCAATACGGAATGAAAATGAAAAATGGGAAGTTAGTACCAAATTGTATACCTATAAAATAAAATAAAATGAGTAGAGAAAAAGCACTTAAAAGAATAAACGAATATTTAGCAAAGCAAGAGCCACAGAAAGTAGAATTGGCGTTAGTTGATGATGCTAAAAAAGTTGTATCTGAGTATAATTCTATTGATGAAAATAACGCTTTTGGTTTTGTTGTAAAAGCTGAAATGGAATATAAAGATGTTTTAAATAAATATGAGCAATTACTTAAAGAAGTAGAAAGAATAACACCAAGATTAGAAAAAGCAATACAAGAAATAGGTATCAATAGAAATAATTTTGGTGTACTTGATGATTTAGATAGTAGAAAATCAGATATAAAAGAAAGAATTTCTGTAATAAAAAGAAATATAAACGATTTAAAAGCTATTAATCCAAGCTAATGCGTAAGGTAGCGATACAAATAGAGAAAAAGAAAGTAAGACGTAAAGGAGTACACGCTAAAAGCAAAACAAGTCAATTAAAGTCAAGTAAGAACTATAAGAAACTATATAGAGGTCAAGGATGCTAAAAAAGATTAAGAAATTTATAACACCAAGCAAAACAAGTCCTAGAGGTGGACGTAGAGGATGTTTATGTGAGGATAACACTTACAAGATAGAGTGTTGTGATGGTAGCCTTAGAGCACAAGGTATAGGAAAAGTATAAATGAAAATGCAAAATTAATTTTTAACACTTATATATTAATATGAATACAAATGATATGATTAGTAAAATCAAAGAAGTTGTAGGCTTATCTGAAGAAGTTAAGTTAGAACAACAGACGTTAGAAAACGGAACTGTATTAGAAGCAGAAGCGTTTGAAGCTGGTAAAGAAATCTTTATCGTAACAGAAGATGAAAAGGTAGCTGTACCAGTAGGTAAATACGAAATGGAAGATGGTCGTATGTTAGTAGTAGCAGAAGAGGGAATTATTGCTGAAATTAAAGCAGAAGAAGAAGAAAAAGAAGAGGTTGAGGCAAAAGAAGAAAAAGAAGAAATGTACGCTACTAAAAGAGAATTAGCTGAGGTCAAAGAAATGATTGAAGAAATCAAAGCTATGTTAGAGCCTAAGGAAGAAATGAGTGCTGATGATTTAGGAAATCTTATGACTGAGGAACTAGCTAAACAAGAGATGTTAAGCGAAGTGCCAAAAGAAGTACAAGAGGAACTAAGCAAGCCAGCTGCTGAGCCTATTAAGGCTAACCCTGAGGCTGAAACAAAAAATACTGGAGGTTATAGATTTGCAAACAAAAGAGCAAAAACTACAGCTGATAGAGTAATGGATAGAATATTAAAAATTAACAACTAAAAATAAAATAAAATGAGTGTAACAATTACAAGTTCGTATGCTGGAGAATTTGCTGGAAAATATATAGCTGCAAGTTTATTAGCTGCGAAAACAATCGATGATGGTGCTATCACAGTATTACCAAACATCAAATATAAAGCTGCTATGAAAGTAGGTGCTTTTTCAAACTTAATTAAAGGAGCAAGTTGCGATTTTGACACAGCTACTTCAAGTTTGGCTTTAACTGAAAAAGTTTTAACTCCAAAAGAGTTACAAGTAAACTTAGACATTTGTAAGAAAGATTTACATAGTGACTGGGAAGCTGCTCAAATGGGATATTCTGCTTTTGATAATTTACCTCCACTATTTAGTGATTTCGTAATTTCAAGAGTTGCTGCTGAGGTTGCTTCTGCTACTGAAACTTCAATTTGGGATGGTGCTTCTGGTGCTGATGATTTTGATGGACTTAGAGCTTTAGCTTTAGCTGATGGAACTGTAAATGATGTAACAGGTACTGCTTCAACATCTGCTAACGTTGTTGCTGAGCTAGGAAAAATAGTTGATGCTATTCCAAGTGGAGTATATGGTGCTGATGATTTATTTATTTATGTATCACAAAATATGTTCAAAAACTATGTAAGAGCTTTAGGTGGATTTGCTGCTACAAATAGTGGTGTAGATGCTAAATCACACACTTTTTATAATGGAGGTGAGCTATCTTTTGATGGTGTTAAATTATATCCAACAAGTGGATTAAGAAACAACTGTGCAATCGCTGCAAGACAATCTAACTTATTCTTTGGAACTGGTCTTTTAGATGACAGAAACGAAGTAAGAGTTATAGATATGGCCGAAAACGATGGTAGCCAAAATGTAAGAGTAGTTATGCGATATACTGCAGGTGTACAAATCGGAGTAGGTGCTGACGTAGTTCTTTACGATTAATAAAAACAATTAACTAACATAAAGAGGGTGGGCAAAACTGCCTGCCCTTTTTTATTAAATTATAAAATATGGCTTGTGCAATAACAAAAGGTAGAGGGGTTGGATGTAAGACTGCCTTTGCTGGAATTAAAAATATTTACATCTTAGATTATAGTGCTGCTATAGCTGCTTTAAGCGATTCAAGTGGTACTATAACTTTACCTACTGATAACTCTGCTGAGTTCTTTAAGTTTGAGGTAAAAGGTGGTCAGTCATCTTTAGAAACAGTAGTAAATTCTTCAAGAGAGAATGGAACTACTTTTTACGAAAGCACTTTAAATGTAACTTTTCAAGTTTTAGACGTGGCTACACAAGAAGAAATAAAACTTCTTAACAGAGGTAGAGCTCATTACGTTGTAGAGTTATATCCAAATGGTGCTGGGGTTACTAAGTACTTACTATTGGGTAGAGATAATGGTGCAGAAATTACTGGTGGTACAATCGTAACAGGTGCTGCTGCTGGAGATTTACAAGGGTTTACATTAACAGCAGTTGCAACTGAGGTATTTCCTCCGTTCTTCTGTACTGTACCAGATGTAGCTTCTGCTACGCCAATTAGTCCAGCTTAGTAGTTTATTTATATTTCAAAATTAGCCTTTCTTTTAGAGAGGCTTTTTTTATACAAAATATTTTATATTTGTTTATATATTAGTATGAAGTTAATAGGAACTAATGGCGATAAGACTTTTAAGGTTATACCTCGTCAATTTATTAATGGTGCGATTACTGTAAATCTTACAAGTGAAAGCACAGGAACTAATGTAAGTATTACACCAACTGCATCTACAGATAGAAATTATATGTCTTTTGTTGCAGCTTTTGGTACATTAACTGAGGGCGATTTTTATACCTTAGAAGTAAAAAACGGAACAGCTGTTATATATAAAGACAAAGTGTTTTGCACAGACCAGACAGTAAACCAAACTAACAATGATTACTATTCTGTAAATAGTGGTGAATATACCACAGAGAATAGCTTTGATAACGATTACATTATATTATGAACGATTTAAGAATAGTTAATTTAAGCACTTACACAAGTCCAGAGATTGTAGAGAAGTCAAACAAAAAGTGGGTAGCTTATGGAAGTGATAATAATTACTTTGGGTACTTAATAGACCGATACAACGGAAGTCCTACAAACAATGCTATTATAAATGGTATTAGCCAAATGATTTATGGTAAAGGCTTAGATGCTTTAGATAGCAATAAAAAGCCAGAGGCATACGCTAAAATGATTACTTTATTTCACAAAGATTGTGTAAGAAAGCTATGCTATGATTTAAAACTTATGGGTCAATGTGCTATGCAAGTCATTTACTCTAAGGACAGAAAAACTATTGCACAAGTAGAACACATACCAGTAGAAAACCTAAGAGCTGAGAAGTGCAATTCTAAAGGTGAGATTGAAGCGTACTATTATTCTGATAATTGGTCTAAGGTAAAACAAAGCACACAATTAAAAAGAATATCAGCTTTTGGATTTTCTAAAGAAAACATAGAAATAATATACGTTAAACCTTACAGAGCTGGGTACAAGTATTACTCAAGTCCAGACTATCAAGGAGGATTGCAATATAGTGAGCTAGAAGAAGAAATATCTAACTATCACTTAAACAACATTCTTAATGGTTTAGCACCAAGTATGTTAATTAACTTTAACAACGGAACTCCAAATGCAGAGGAACGTCAAATGCTAGAGAATAGAATATATCAAAAGTTTAGTGGGTCAAGTAATGCTGGTAAGTTTATACTTGCATTTAACGACAACGCAGAGAGCCAAGCAACTATAGAGCCTATACAATTAAGTGATGCACATAACCAATATCAATTCTTATCGGACGAAAGTAGTAAAAAGATAATGGTAGCACACCGAGTAGTAAGTCCTATGTTATTAGGTATTAAAGATAGCACAGGGTTAGGGAACAACGCAGATGAACTACAAACTGCAAGTACCTTAATGGATAACACAGTTATTAGACCATTTCAGCACCTTTTAATAGATGCCTTTGATGATATACTAGCTTTTAATAATATTGCCTTAAAACTATACTTTAAGACCTTACAACCACTAGAGTTCACAGACTTAGAGAACGTAGAGGACGAAGAAACAAAAGAAGAAGAAACAGGAGTAAAGTTATCTAAAGATTTACCAGAAGATTTAGGTATTGAAATAGCAGATGCTCTAATAGACTTAGGAGAGGACGAAACAGACCTTTTAAGCGACTTTGACGTAATGGATGAACGAGAAGTTAACTATGACGAAGAAGATGGCTTAGACGAGGTTATTACGGACTTAAACAAACCAAAAGAAAAAAGCACACTAGCTAAAATATGGGAGTTTGTAAGTACAGGTAGTGCAAAACCATTTAGAGAAAGCGAACAAGATGGAGAAAGCAGACAAGAAGCTGAGGAGGGTAATACTTTCTTAGTTAGATATATGTATTCTCCACAGAGATATAGTGCAAACTCAAGAAAGTTTTGTAAGAAAATGGTAGATGCTAAAAAGGTGTACAGAAAAGAGGATATAATGTCTATGGACACAAAAGCTGTAAATGCTGGTTTTGGTAAAGGTGGAAGTGACACTTATTCTATATGGCTTTACAAAGGTGGTGCTAGATGTCAACATAAATGGCTTAGAAAGACTTATGTACGTAAAGATGGTGCAAAAGGTTTAGGAGATGCTATAACAACATCAGAAGCAAGGTCAAGAGGTTTTAAACCAGAGGCAAACGCACAGAAAGTACCTGTAGCACCTAAAGATATGAAGTATAAAGGTTATACTGCTGAGTATTGGAATAAAATAGGATTTAAGAATTAATTATGGCTACAGCATTATTTATAAATAGAACAGATTTAGTTAAGAACTCAATACTTGATGGGAATGTAGATACAGATAAGTTTATACAATTTATTAAGATTGCACAACAGATAGATATACAGAATTTATTAGGTACAGACTTATACAACAAAATAAGTGCTGATATTATAGCTGGTAATTTAGCTGGTAATTATTTGTCTTTAGTAAACACTTATGTACAACCTACTTTAATATGGTTTGCACAAATGAATTATATACCATTTGCTGCTTATCAAATAAAAAATGGTGGTGTATTTAAGCACAGTAGCGAAACTGCACAAAACGTAGATAAGAACGAGGTAGATTATTTAGTAGCTAAAGCTAGAGAGTACGCTAATTATTACTCTACTAGATTAGTAGATTATTTAAGTTTTCATAATGATTTGTTTCCAGAGTATAATTCTAATAGTGATGAAGATATATTTCCAGACACAGACACAACATATAAAGGTTGGGTTTTATGAGATATAAGGTAAAAGAAACAAACCTTACTAAACTAAAGAAATATATAGAGGTCATAAACAAAAAAGTAAGCGACAAAAAAGAAAAGAATGAGCAATCCTAAACTAGCATTAATACCAAGTGGCTATGAAGAAGAAAAGGTATATTCTATATTACCAAGTAATGGTGATGGGGATTTGCAATTTGATAGAGAAAGTTCTGGCACAAGGGTTAATAAAGATGGACTTATAGAAACAATGGCAGCTGATTTTCCAAGATTAGATTGGTTGAATAGTGATTGTCCAAGTTTACTTATAGAAACATTAAGAACAAATAGGCAAATTAGGTCAGAGGAAATAGACAATGCTGCGTGGACAAAAACAGGCACAACTGTTACTGCAAATCAAGTAATATCACCCACAGGTGAATTAAGTGCTGATAAATTAATAAGAACTTCTACAAGTGCTAATTATGTTAGTGATGCATCAGCTAAGTCATCATCTGCTCAATTAGATATAACAACATCTGTTTTTGTAAAACAAGGTGAGGGAGATTTTTTTGCTTTTCGTTCGCAAGGTAGTTACCCTAACAGGGGTGAAGCTATTTACCAATTTAGCACAAACACACTTACAACAAGTGTCGCTGGTAGTAATTATACAGTAGTTGCTTCAAGTGTAGAAAATTATGGTAATGGTTGGTACAGATTATCTGCTACATTTAATACAGATGCAGCTGCGACAGTAACAAGTCTTTTTAGTCCAAGAGCTACAAGTGGTGTTATAGATGGAACTGATACTTCTACAACTGCATTTGCGTATGTATGGGGAATACAAGTTGAGGAGGGAAATAGTTTATCAAGCTATATAAAAACAACAAGTGCAGCAGTAACAAGAGAGGCAGATGTTTCTAGTATTACAACACCAAGTGGTGTTACACAAATAGTAGAAACGTTTTCAAATAATACAACAAATACAATAACTTCTATACCAAGCACATACTCAATAAGTAGTGGAAAAATTAAAAAGGTAATTATGACATAATGAAAAAGTGGGCAAAATACGAGTTTAATAATAAAGAGCAATTTGAAGCTAAGGTAGAAAATCTGACAGCTAAATATATAGCTATTGTTAGATTAGGTAATATTGTACTAGAAGAGGGAAGCGATAAACAAGAAGCAGTACTCAGCAATAAATATCACGCTGATATTATGTGGCAAGATATAGAAGATCACCCTTATGGGTGGAAGTCATACGCTGTTGCAGTTACAGATGGTAATGGTGTACATAGTTTTTTCGGAATAGATTATCAAACAAATAAATTATAAAATATGATTAAAGGATTAAGATACTTAGCTAATAAAATAGAAGAGTTTAAAATATGGTTAATTTTAAAGTGGAATAGCTTTTTAGAAAAACTAAAAATGTAATGGCAACAGAATTAAGCGAAAACACTAAACTTACTTTAGATTTAAAGACAATAGGTATTATTATTTCTTTTACAGTTAGTCTAGCTACAATATACTTTACATTAAAATCAGATATCGCTTTAGCTATGACTGAACCACAGCCAGAAGTAACATCAACAGAGTTTAGATATAAAGATGAATTAATACGCAAAACTATTATGACAACTCAGGAAGATGTAAAAGAAATGAAAGAAACACTTAAGTTGTTAGAAACTAGATTGTATGAGATAACTAAAGAAAAATGAGATATTTATTTTTTTTATTTTGTTTAACCTTACAAGCTCAAGATTATAAAGATGGTATATCAATAGTTCAGTTTAGTGCTGAGTTCACAAAAAGTAGTGAAATATCACTAAAAGCGTATAAGAGTTATAATACTCATTTATTCTATATGAGTAAACACTCAAAGATATTTGACAAAAATAAAATAGTTTATATACCTACTATTTGTATTTATAATGATGGGGAGCTTGTAAAGAAAATAGAGGCTGGTATTAATTTAAAATTACCAGAGGACACAAACGACATAATAAAAGAAGAAATAGACAACATACTAAACAACCAATTCTAATGAGATTTATATTTATAGCTTTATTTTTTGCAA